AGTACGTACTGAAAAGAAGGAAAATTAGCAGGAACCATAATCCTCTTGTCAATAATTTCATATTCATCTGGTATTAAATCCGTTCTTCCAATTGGTATGCTTACTAAGTTCTCCCTAACTCTTGCCATATTTTTTATAACAAGAGGAGGGTCTTTGGGATTAGGAGCAGGAACTTTATAGGTCAGTTCTTTACTAAGATGCTCCTTATACTCTGGAGTAACTTCCAAAAGTATTCTATTACTTATGACTGCTTTCATACTTTCTTTCGCTTGTTCTTTAAACACTCAGTAGAATAGTCGTATAAAAGCCACGGCATATTATACATTAATAGAACTCCTGCCCATGTACAATCAGGGTCAGGAGGTCGAGGAATAATAAAAGATTGTTTTACACCATACAAGTGCAGTAGAGAAGCTACTTCTTTTCTAGTTACTTCTTTAATTCTGTAATATTGTATGGGGCACATTTTAGTTTTTTCATATATAAAAACTTTGCCATTTGAATCAATAAAATGTTTATCCCGGGATTTAATTAGTCCTAGGTGACTATTTAAAGATTTTTTTAAAACAAATAAGTTTTCATGTGGCGTTTGAAGTCTGCGCTTACCAAGACTGTCTCCTTCCATGTTCTTATCATCAAGAATGTACTCGTCTAGAAAAAGCAGCCCATCTAAGAGCTGCCAGTTTCCGTTTGGTAAGTTAAATACAGGAAAATTAATTCTATCTATATTTCTGTATGTTATTATCACAAATATTGTTTTTCAAACTTGCCCATAGAGTAGTCATCACCAATCTCAAAGTCACATCCAATTGGTGCTCCAGGTATAAAAATACCTCTATCCATCTGAACAAGCTCTCGTAGTTTGTTGCAATAGGTATCAATTTCTTCCTCGGGTACTTCGGCAAGAATTGAGTCGTGAACAAGAGCAAAAATTCTTGACTTTAGTTTCTCGCTTTTTATAAATGCGTTCATATCTATAGCACCTAAGAGGTTAATATCAGAAGCAGCAGACTGCACCAAAAAATTAAGACCACTCCTAATGCTATGAGATTTGATACCTTTGTCTTCTGAAGCGACATTTGGCAATCTCCTTTTACGCCCAAAGTAACTATATGTAAACCCATTTTGTTCAATAAACTTTTGATTAGTTTCGATCCAAGACTTTAATTTATGAAAAGTCTTAAAGTAGTCACTAATTACTTCAGAGGCTTCTTGCTTGGAAAAATATTTTCCACTATCTTTTGTAACTTGCTCACTGATTTTTGCAGGTCCCGCACCATACATAATACCAAAAGTCACAGCCTTGGCAGCTTGTCGACGATCGGAATATAGCTCTGCTACTTCTTCTACTTTGCAAGGTAGTTTAAAAACTTTATGTGCAATTGTACTATGAAAGTTTCCTCCAGAGCGAAAAACATCCATTAATGCTTCATCCTCTGCGAGTACTGCTGCAACATACACTTCTGCAGTGGTTAAGTCCATTGCAACTATCTTTGACCCCGTTGCGGCTTTAATACATCCTTTTACTGCAGGATTATCTCGAGGTAGCTGTTGCATGTTCAGTTTACCGCTCGAAGAAAGTCGGCCACTGGTTGTGCCATGCAAATTAAATCCTGTACGCAAACGAGAATCTCTATCTAGTTGAGGTATAATTTTATCTAAATAAGTATTTTTAATTTTAGATTTTTGTCGTATATCTAAAATTAACTGGGGGACTCCTGATTGTGAAGATAACTCTTTTAGTACTTCAGCATCTGTTGAGTCTGCTCCGGTTCCTGTCTTTTTACCTGTAGGATTAAGACCTAGAAAATCGAATAATAACTTTCGTAATTGAAGAGTACTATTGGGGTTGAACTCTTTTCCTTGTATCTGCTCAAACTTTCGTACTCTATCATCTTCATATAACTTTGTTATTGCAGTATCAATATCATCTTGCATAATATTCTGTGCAGTATACAATCTTTTCTTGTCAAATGGAACTCCGTTGTCTTGTGCATCTATTAAAAATCTAGTCCCGGGAATAAGAATATTGTCATACACCCAACATAGTTTTTTGTTTTGCTTAATTTTTACAAACTTTTCGTAGAGTAAAAATGTACATACAGCATCCATAGCTGCATAAGTTTTCATTACATCAAATGGAATCCAGCCCCATTGAAAGTCTCCCTTTAAGATACCATTTTCTTTTCTATACTGATCTATCCAATCGTACATAGGCTTCTCATAATCCCCGTAAGGAGTGAACTTCATAGCAAGCTGTTTTAGTCCGTGAGTTCCAGGATTTTCATCTATGAGATAGTGCAGTAACATTGTATCTTCAAAGCGTGGAAATTTAAAATTGAAATGATACTCAAAGAATGCCATGTCAAACTTTGCATTATGAAAAATTACACTTTTCTTATCGAAAAGTTCTTGAAGTAATCGCTCAGTATCATCATCAAAACAATCGGTGTCAATATAAGCCCCGTTAGTCCCATTATAGCTAAGACTAATACCCAGCATATGACCGTCCCTAGGATAGAGTCCAGTAGTCTCTGAGTCCAGAGCAACATAGTCTCCTTCATGTCTAATAGCCTGTTCGATAAAAGCATTTGCTGTCTCCGTATCTTGTATTCCAAACGCAATACTTTCATCAATTATTATATCTTCTATTTCACCACGAATGTAAGAAATAATACTAGCTTTGGAGTCTTCCCAAGTTTTTCTAGCTTCGGGCTTAAATGCAAGCATTGCAGGGTTAATCACAGGTAAAAATTTACCTTCAACTTTTTTACCTGAATATTCTGTTACTGAGTTAATTCTTGTAAAATATTTTAACGCATCAGATCCTACGAGTACAATCCATTCGTAAGCATCTGTATCAATATCAATATCACAGTCTCTTTTTAAAACCTTTTTAATCGTAGGATCTGAACAAAGTTGATACTGATCAAACTCAAAAGCTCCATCGAACTCCCGAGCAAAATTTGTTCTTGAGGGTTTCGTCTCTATCACGGCGACGTTAGCCATATAATCTCCTTTTTAACTTTTCAACTTGAGATTCAACAAGTGCCCCAGGGTCTGTATTTTCTAAATAAATATTTCTGGGTATGAGATCAATTTTCTCGCACATATCTTTTACTTTTTCTGCAGCTTTCTGTCCTGCTTCATCTCCATCGAAAAAGATGTCAATGTTTGTAACTCCTTGCAGGGTTAATAAACCTAGCTTTTCTTCATTAATATTATTTGTACCAAAGCAACATATAGCATTAGTTAAGCCTTTATCATGCAAATTAATTGCATCATAAATACCTTCTACAAGAATTACTGTATTTTTCAATGCTTTAACTGTAGGAAATAAAGGCATTTTTGCGCCTCTTGGAGTAATCATATATTTAGGTACTCCTCCTGACATATGCCTACCATTAAAAGCAACTACTCTTCCTCCAATATCTTTTATTGGAAATACTACTCTTCCTATGTGATCTTTTTCATGGTGAGTAAATGCGCCAAATGCATTGTATGTTTCAGGCTTTATACCTCTCCAATTGCCAGAGTACGGTAAATAACCAGAAGGCATAGAAAGACCTGCGCCTTCTGCCATTTTTTGTCTTATTTTTTTCTTTAAATTTTCTCGACGTAGCTGTAGCTGATTTGCTTTCTCTCCAAAATGATAAAATAAATTACCTTTAAACCCGCAAGAAAAACAATTAAATATTCCTGTAATCTGGTCGATTCTCATACTAGGATTAGAATCGTCATGCTCTAGGTTTAAACAGCTAACAAGAAAATCCTTACCTTTTGCATAGTAAGGAATTTTTTTATCCTGTAATAAATCTTCTACAATCATTAACAATCCGGGTCATAGCTTTGCCACTCATCATACTCTGATGGCTCATCATAATTATCTTCGTTACAATACCAAGGGCCACTATCGGGCTCAGAATACCACCAATCTTCTTCTAAAGCATTGGGACATCTTACAGGATCCCCATTGCTATATCCATCACCAACTAGATGTTCTCCACAATGGGGGCAAGTGTCTGGAGTTTTCCAATGTTCTATAAGTGCGTCGTGCATTATCTTCTCATCCTTGCAATATCTTTCATTTCTTCTTCATTGATGATGGGGACTGCGTTTGATTTGTGCATGGTTCCGATACCTTTAACAAGTGTTCCGGTGTAACGTGGCGATTCCACTCGAGCGGCAACTCCAACTGTATCGGAGCCGCTTGGGTACTCAGGAGTGGATCGTCGGAAAGGCTCTGTAGAGTCAACGGAAACCGCCCGCATAACTCTCTTAGCTCTTCTTTGAACTTTCTTCTTAACTCTGCCAGATGTGGTGTGTCTAATTGAACCATATATCATTCCCATAAATAAAAAACTCCCGCAATGAAGTATATATTATACTACAATTCAGCGGGAGTGTCAAGAATTATTTTTAGATATCTTGGATTTCTTCTCCGGTTTTATGCTCAGATGCCTCTCTTTGATCCGGCGTAAGAGCACTTTCTGGCCCCATTTTGAGGGTCTGCCAGTCCATCGTAGAAGTAAAATCTATAGGCTCATTGTTTCTTATTTTTACACATTTAAAAGTTACACAACCATCTTCGTGGCTCCAAGGTTCAAGAGCAAATGCTGCATCTGCTGCATCAAGAATACCTTTTGCAAATCTTGCTTCTCCTGTTGCATCTGTTTGATACGGAGAGAAGAAAGGTATTTTATACTCTTGTGCCATTGATTTTAAAGCTTTACTAACTTCTATTTGTTCAGTCCAATCGTATTGTCCGCCTCTTGACGGTATGTTTGATCTTTTTACTTGATTAATGTAATCAACAATAACTACACCAATATCCATAGAAGATTTAACTTTCATCTCAACTTCTGTCCGAATCTTACCAAGAGTAAGAGAAGGATCATAAATAACATCAAGCTGTTTCTTAGGATCTAGCTCGCACGTTGTAGTAAGTCTTTTATGAAAATCTTCAAACTTTCTATGTTCTCGATACTCTGAAAGAAGCTCTTGACCGCGAGTAAAACGACCTGCCCACCATTCGGCTACTCGTTCCCACTCACTTACATTTAGATTTTTAGACCTGAGCCTACCTTGAGGTACTCCTGTAGCAATTGAGCACTGTCGTTGAAGAATAGACCTGGAGTCCATTTCAATAGTAAAGTATAAAGCAGATTTACCACTTTCATATACAGAGTTGGCTATATTTGCACAGGTAAGGGATTTCCCTGCGCCTCGGCGACCTCCTACTAAAATCAAATCCCGAGGGGAGAATTGGATTTGATCGTCGTATCGAGTATTCAAACCGAGGCGCAGGTACTTTCCAAGTTCTTCTTCTGCCTCAAACAGAGAAATACGTTGCATACTTTCCTGAGGCTCTTCGAGTTCTACTTTTTCTTCGACTCGAATAATGATGTCATGAAGGTGTTGTACACTCTCTTCTGCATCTTCAAAAGATATTGAATTTTCTACATAATCATCAAGTTCGCTCAAAATTTCCTTCTGAGTGAATTCATTCTTTAGATACTGTAGAAGAATGTAGGGGTCGGTATCAACCTCTACACTTTCAATAGCATATATCTTATCAAGAGTATTTGTGTCTCTTGTAGATAATTTAAGTTCGTCAAGTGATGGGAGTTTGTGGTAAGTTTCACAGTGCTTATCTACTACGGAAAATATAGTGTGATACTCTTTTGGCAAATAGTGCTTACGCACATAACTCCAGGTTTCAAAATCCTGAAGCGTAATAATTTGCTTAATGAGCGCACTAGCGACGTTCAACTATATCTCCCCAACGAACACGAAAAAGCTGGCCTTCCTAAGAAAGCCAGCTCACCTATAAATAGGTTTTACTCTGCAGCTTTTGCAGCTTTTGCAGCACCGTCATAGTCGGCAGCAGCCAAACCACGACGAGTCAGCATAGTCTTAACACCGCGAGCAGTTTTGCCAATAGCTTCGGCAATGGCCTCTACCGTCATGGCAGAGATGTCGCCCAAGTCTTCAAAAGGATCAGCTTTCGCAGAACCCTTAGTAGTCTCTTGACGCGGAATAGCGTCAATGTCACCAGAACGAAGAAGGCTCAAAGCCTTACCACGAATGCTGTTAACAGAACGGCCGAGAGCTTCAGCGATCTCTTCTACGAACTTGCCATCATTTACCATAGAAACAAAAGTTGCTTCTTCGGCATCTGAGTAAGTCTTAACTGACTCCACCTTGGGAGCAGGCTTGACATGAGCGGTAAGCTCCATAGAAAGAATTTTGCCTTGCAGTTGCTTGGCAGAGAACGCGCCATTTTCAAAATGGTCAGCGATTTGAGCATAAGTATACTCACCACTGTTTGACTCCAAGAAAGCAACGAGAGTTGATTCTTGAGCTTCAGTGAAAGACTTGGAAGCGCGGGCAGATGCCAGCTCTACTTCAAAGCCCATTTTACGCAGCTTAGAAGATACAGAACGAGTCGAAGTTTCGAGACGGTCCGCAGCTTCTGCTACAGTTTCTTGAGATACTGGAGACTCATTACCTACAAAAGAGGTGAGTTCTGCAGTACGCTCATCAGTCCACTTGGGAAGTGCCATATTTTTTCTCCAAAAAAGATTGTAAATCTGTAATGATAGTTATACCAGACTGGCTGGCTTGTTTAGTTTTTGACGATTCAATACCACTTTCGTTCACAAGAATTGTCACATCTTTAGTCAAATTAGGTTTTACTATAAAACCTGCTTCTGACAATGCTTCAGTTGCATCAGCTTTAGTTTTGAAACTCTTCAAACGTCCACTAATGCAAACAACGCCTGCAACTTTAAGGCCAGGACTACTTTCTTTGAACTTCATATCAAACGGTAGCGCACCGTCATAAAAGCAATAAAAGTGTCTATCTAGCCAATTGCATAGGCTCTCGGTAGCTTTTGGGCCCAATCCGGCACGCGTACAAGTGTCTGGTGTAATTTCAGTAATAGATTTAATAGTCTCAGACAGCTTCTTCGTTGCCGTTTTTCCGATTAGGGGAATACCAAAAGCAGGGAGTACCATATCAAGAGGGGCAGAAGCCGAGTTTTTTATTTCTTTGTACAGTTTAGTACCCAATTTATCTCCTAGACGATCGCAAATATACTCTAAAGAGATAGAATATATTTCGTCAAAATCTTCAACTTCTAGTTTCTCGATAGCGGCAGGGCCTAAGCCCTTAATCTTCAGAGTTTTTGCAAAATGTTCAATTTTCTTTGATTTTTGAGCTTCACATGACTCACTCTTACAATATAAGATGTGATTTATCCACTGAAGCGCAGACCCGCAGGACGGACAGTCCGTAGGGGGCACAATCTCTATGAACATTTTTAGTTCTCCGAAAAAGTTAAATATATTATACGAAAATATGAGATAAAAGTCAAGAACTATTTTTTGGAAGGTCTACCCGTCCTAAAATTCGAGGTATAATTTCTCCACTCCGAATTACTTCGACAGTGCATCCTATTTCTAGTTCTAGGGAGCGAATGTACTCAATGTTGTGTAGAGTTGCCCTGCTCACGAGAGCACCTTCCACTTCGACCGGATCAAGAATGGCAACTGGGCTGACTACACCTGATTTACCAACTTGCCACACAACATCGAGCAATTCTGTATGTACACCCTCTTTCTGCTCTTTAAGAGCAAAAGCGCCGCGAGGGTGATGAGCTGTATATCCCATTTTTTGAAAAGACTTCTGGTCATTAATACGGTACACCCAACCATCCGTAGGATAGTTAGAGTGGTCGAAGGTAGTAACAACATTAAAGCCTTCATGGGCCAATGCATTCATAGCATCAATGTAGTTTGAGTAGTCTTTTTCAAACTGCATGTCGTAAGCAACAAAGACTAAATCCCGGGCTCTTGCCCGAAATTCATGAATATCTTTGAGGTTTAGCGACCCCGAGGCGACGTTACGAGCATTGGGGACAGACGAGGGACAAACTACTTCGCCAGTAATCTGTACTTCTCCCTTCATGGGGATACTAACAGGAACCAGCTCTTCTAGTTTGAGGGTAATATCTCGGCCAAGATTACCGTCTCCTCGTGTCAATCCGAGTGCGAAGTGCCCATTTACATAAAGTAAAGAGACAGCAGCGCCATCCAACTTCGGAGTACGAATGTACTTTGAGTTGGGAGTAGGAATGTCATCTAAGCTAAAAACTTTTTGAAGTGAGTACATACGAAACATATGCGGAACACCATCAGTAACCTGATGACCAACAGCATTGTAGTTGTACTTTGCAACAATCGCGTCAAACTCTTCATCCGAAATAATAGGATACCCAGAGTAATAAGCACACGCTGCTTTTTCAATAAAATCTTTCATTTACTATCCTCACTCAGAACATATATTATACAGAAAAGAGAAAGAAAAGTCAAGAATTATTTTATATAAATGTCCTGGATAAGTTCAGAAAATTCTTCTTGAATAATCTTTTTACTTTCCGCTAGGCTTAATATTTCTACTAAGCCTCTAAATAGTTCTTTTGAATTATCCATGTCTAAAGGAAATGCAATTCCATCTGGTGTAGGGCACCACTCTTCGTCAAAACTTAAAAAATACTTGCGTAAATGAAGATATTCTACACCTCTAAAGGTTCCAACTGTTAGCCTTACTTGCGTTTCTTTTTCTTCATCGTAATGAATGATTTTTTCGTAAAGCTCTGGGGACGCGTAGAGTTCCATATCTACCTCTCGTTCTTCAAAACTGAAGAGAGTGGGATGATACTGGTTATATTCGCAGGTTTTAATAGGCGATAAGAGTCTGTGTCCCAACAAAACGTAAGCAACGTTTCGGAGGACTCTTTTGCTCTATTTTTCTTCGTTTGAATATATGGGGTAGAGAAGTCTAAAGTGCAAACATTATATTTTAGTTTATTGGACTTTTCGCTTCTGTACGTGATTATGGCATCCCCATATTCACGCAGTGTATTTGCTAAGTCTTCCTTTTTCATTATTACTCCTATACCAAGGTTAGCAAAGTTTTTTACTGCTCTAGGTTTTAGGTTGTAATACTGAAATGCAGAAAACCCCCGAAACAAAGTTTCGGAGGCTAATTAAAAATTAATTAACTTGCTGCGTTAACTGCGTTCAAAACAGTAGTAAAGTATTGAGCAGCTTTACCAGTTAGTTTTGAAATAACATCTTCGTCTACTTCTTGCCCAGCATCACTAATTGCAGCAATAAGCGCGTCTTGAGCAGCAGCTTTTGAAACTCGGCCCCCGCTACCACCATTCGAGGCTGGTTTGCTGCCACCAGAAGCGGGGCTCTTCTTTACATAGACACCAGCTTTGGTAAGAATCATACGAACACCGTTAGGTGACTCTTCCAGCTCGTCTGCAATGCTTTTTACAATCTCCATTGACGTTTCGGGAGTAGGGTCAGCTGCTTCATACATAGTTACAGCCTGTGCCTTCTTATCGTCGTCCCATGCCATTTTGCGTTTCCTTCTAAGTTGTGTAAGTTTTGCGCCAGGACACGATCCTGTCGCGGCTAGTTGTGATAAATAAAATCGGTCGCCCATTGGTTCCCTCATCTTCAATACACATATTATACTTCTATTGAAGATGAAAGTCAAGAAATATTTTTAGATACGTGATAAATCAACTCCGTATTCTTGAAGGTGAGATAGCTTGCCTAAATCATACGCAAGCTGTGTTGCACTAAAGCCTCCGCCAGTGGAAGTAGTCCAACGCTCACTGTAGTCATCGTCTACTTTTTCAAGTACCCAAATATTGTATGCTTTGCTACCATACTTCTTTTCATAGTTTACATCTTTATAGCCTGGAAGCTCTGCTTGATAGTCTACTGATAATTCTGCCCGAATTATGGCAGGGCCATGATATTTGGCCGACCAGACTATTTCGCCTTCTTCGAACGATTCGGCCACACATTCTTCTGGTAAGTAATCGTACCGTCCGTCTTCTTTTTGAGGTACACCCACCCTTTCGATGATGCTTTTAACAAATCCGGGTGAACGATAAAGTCCTGAGGCAATTGCAGAGATGGGCTCGCCGGATAAGAATCCAGTAACCGCATCTGCCACTTCGGATTTTGTAGCTGCTCTTCCCCTATTTTGTGCTTTTCGTTTTTGTCGGTACTCTTGCGTTTCCAAAAAATCATCTATGATTTTCTGGAGTCGTGTTGTATTGTACGCTATATTCAGGATACCGCAAGCTTCCTTCTTTGTTATCGGGGAGGCCCCATCCTGCGCACTCAAGAGGGTTATCACTTTCTGTATATTGGTATCGGACAAGTTCTCTGACTCTTTCTTTTTGATCCTTCTCAATTTTTGCTATCTCCCTATTTAGATACCATACTGCTTTGCTTAAATCTTCTACTGGGTCTTGGCTTTTAACTCCAGCTCTCCAAATATATTTTATTGCATTACCCAAACAAAAATTCATATGTTCAGTAATTTCAATACACTCTACTCCACTCGGATGTGCACGATAGTGCGGTGGCTGATTTACTGTGTCTACCATTGGTTGTGCCTCTTGTCTTGAGATTGTACTAAGTATTCTACATACTTATCTGCCTGCTCTCTTGTGGGAAATTTTCCTACAGTTTGAAACTGTTCTCCTTGTTCTGAAGTTACAACAACTCTCCAAAAGCTATGTTTTTCACCGTAGTGAGCTTCTATTATTTTATATTTTCTCATCAAACAAACTCTGTAACTGTTCTTCTCGCTCAAGACCTGCTAATTTATGGGCAATATGATACTCTTCACAAACCTTTTCAAAAGTATCCCACATAGTGTCAAATTTGATTTCGTACAATTCTTTTATGGCAAAATACTTGTTCATAAGGGCATCAGCTAATCTGCCGTCCATGCCTTCCCAATCAGGGCTTTCTACAAAATACTTAGTTACTCTTTCAATGTCGTCAGTAACATTCGCAAATTGTAGCATCTCTTGTTCTAAATCAAAAATTGAGTTACTCATCAGTTACTCCAAAATAACTTAGTGTAAGTTTAAACGCCTCTATATGCTTGGCCATTTCAATCAAATCTTCCTCTTTATCAGTAGAGAAAAAGCCCCCGCAGGTCTCGGTTTCTTCTCCGCGAGCTTTTAAATTATGCTTCATATCCGCAATTGTTTGCTTTAGGTTTTCTACAATTAAAAAATCTGCGGTATCAGAATTAATATCAATTTCAACTTTCATTTCGCTGTAATCCTCTTCTCATAGTCTGCAAGATCATCGTCCCACCAACTGGGTTTGGGTCTGTGAGACCAAATGGCAAAAGTAGCCTTGTCGAGATGATAATAGTCACGATAAGACTGTATAGGGTTATCATAGTCTTTGAGCACGTCCGGCATTGCCAGTCCGAAAGTGGTAAATCCAAGTCTTTCCATTTTGAGAGGCTCCGGTAGCTCGTTGATGACTGTGACTGATTTGTGTTGCTTTCCATAACGGTAGCGATATTCTTCTCCAAGAGCATTACCGTAGCAATGAGTCCACTCATAATTATCCAAAGAACTACGTGCCCATATAGTACAAGGATGATTGTACATCATAGGCAAGTAGGGAGTGAGTGGTCTGCTTTCAGGTGGTAGGTGTTTAATCTCCTTCTTCAAGGAGTTTAGGTAATCGGACTCTTGTTTTGTTAAAGCCCGGGGTATAAAACCTAGATGCACGTCTACCCAAATAGCTGTGCAGCATATCTGGGCAACTTCCAACGGCATTTTTACAATATGTTTGTCAACGTGAGCTTCTGCACACGCGTCTAAATCCTCATCGAGGTAAAAAAGATTCATAAGTCCTCCAATCAGCATATATTATACACTGATTGAAAAATAAAGTCAACATTTATTCTACAGGTATCTCAAAATGATGTGGATTCAATGTAGGGGTTCTGGGTGGATCATCATTTCTACAAATATCTATAAAACTATTTGTAAGATCTTCATAGAAATCTTTGGTTCCTCTTAAATCTTCAATGTGTGGAGCTCCTCCCCACATTATAGGCACTCCTATATGTTCGGCAGCATACTGCATACACTGTGCAACATCTCTATATGGCTCTATTTCTAGAATAGGTTTGCCTTCTAAAATAACTAATAGGTCTACTGCCATTCCATAAAAATGCGAAGAATGTACTCCGTCTTGAGTAGCTCCTTTAGAATATAACAGGTTATGCATTTTAGTTGTTCTTCTTCCTTCAATTACTTGAAACTCAATGTCTGACATACCAATTGCATGTTGAACCATTACAGCAAGTCTACTGTCAATAGTTTCGAGCATCCTCCAAGAAGAATCATTTAGAAAAAATATTTGGTCTTTATAAAGTGTAGAAGAATCAATTACTTCCATTACTAACATTCTCCAGTCTTGTCATGAGCCTTTCAGCTCGGTTAGGTACTTGTCGATACCACTTAGAATCTCTTCCTTCTTCTGCCGCCTGTCTCCAGTTGCGCTGAGAAAGTTGAAATCTCATTTTTGTAAAGTATGCTAATCTTGATGCCCCAAGATTAAAACACATATTTACCATTATACGTTGGACTTCCTCCGGCCAGTTGTGCCATTGTCCGAAAAGTCTTTCGCAGTCCTCAATGGCAGACTGAATGTCTCGAGCGAAGAGCTCTCGGCTTCTCTCAGCTGTAATGGCTGTCCCGGGAGGTTTTCCAAATTCTTCATCTTTTGCTGTGACCAAGTGTCCGACACCAATAGTAGGGTATCCCAAGTGGTCGAGATAGACCTCCAGAACTTCTCCTTCATCTGCTTTAATTTCTTCATATAATTTTTCACGATCCATGTTTACTCCTGTAATCCGTGATGGCTGCTTTAATTGCATCTTCCGCTAGTACACTACAGTGTATCTTCACAGGCGGGAGTGATAGTTC